TGAATGGCGTAGAGCAGGTGGCATTGGTATACTTTACACAGATTATGTATCTTGTATCGCTATGCTAAGTATGTATCTCTAATCTTTATAAATAGGTGTAGGTCGCCAGATTGCAGTCTGCACCTACTCTAACATTGTAAAGGAATGTCAGCATGGATATATATCTCACTCAAGAAAATCATAAATCATTATGTGAATTTTTTGACCTACAATACAAACCAATAGAATTTGAAACCATAAGAATTCAACCAACAAAATATATGCGTGGTAATTTACATCCAATGTATGGTTTCAAATTTTCCGAAGAAACAAAACATCTGATGAGTTCTATACGAAAAGGTATTATATTTTCTGAAGAAACTAAAAGAAAATTACGTGAAGCCGGAAGAAAAAATAAAAATTTTTTAGGTAGAACACATTCTGAGGAAGCAAAAAAGAAGATGTCGGAATCGGCTAAAAATAGAACAGATAAGAAAAAATTAAGATGTTCTTGTATTATTTGTGGTAAAGAAATATCCAATAATCACATTGGTATACATTATAAAATACACACCTAAATATATTGACATAGAGAATATCCTATGTTATACTAGCAGTTGATTATGAGTAGTTGGTGGACAATCCGTTATACATTTATATACATCGCACATACGAAAGGAAGTAAAAATGAGTTTTGCAAATCTTAAGCGTCAATCCGGTAATTTAGATAAACTAAAAACGGCGGTTGAGGCACTCTCAAGTAAAGAAGAAGGCAGTTCTAAATCAGAAAACTTTTGGAAACCAGAGGTCGATAAAGTTGGTAATGGCATGGCTGTTATTCGTTTTCTACCTGCACCAGAAGCTGATGGTGACGATTCATTACCTTGGGTTAAGTCATTCACACACGGATTCCAAGGTCCTGGTGGTCAATGGTTAATTGATGAATGTTTGACTACAAAGAATGAAAAATGTCCTATCTGTGACTATAACTCAAGTCTATGGGCAACAGGCATTGAAGCAAATAAAGACGTAGTTCGTAAACAAAAACGTAAGTTAAGTTATATTGCTAACGTTTACATTGTATCTGATTCGAAGCATCCAGAAAACAATGGTCAAGTGAAGTTGTTTAAGTTTGGTAAGAAAATCTTTGATAAGATTACCGCTGCTATGAATCCTGAGTTTGAAGATGAAGAAGCAATCAATCCATTTGATTTATGGAAAGGTGCTAACTTCAAGTTGAAGATTCGTAAGGTCGATGGTTATCAAAACTATGACTCATCTTCATTTGAATCAGCCGGTCCATTGTTAGATGATGATGCTGAATTAGAAGCAATTTGGAAGAAAGAGTTCTCTTTGAAAGAACAGATTGCCGATTCTAAGTTTAAATCTTATGAAGAATTACAGACTAGATTGAACAAAGTATTAGGACTCAATGGTGAAACTGTATCAGCAAAAACAACTGTTGAAACAATCAAAGAGCAAGCTAAGAAAGCACCTAAGGTTGAAGAAGATGCACCATTTGAACCAGATGTAACTGAAGATGATGATTTGAGTTATTTTGCTAAGTTAGCTGAAGAGGATTAATTATGTTTAACTATTCAGAACACATAACATATGATGAAGATTTAAAATGTTTTGTTTTGGAAAAAAATGGCAAAATGTATCCTTTGTGTGCCGAAGGATTTCAAGAAGCAGTAATTGAATGTGGGTTGTGTGATTTTTAAATATCAGTAACATACCCGCCATGCCTCTCAACGATGCACACTTTGGCGGGTTTTTTATTATACAACTCTTGTAGAATACAATATCATTTTTCGGAATGTTTCTTCTTGATTTCTTACGTGCGGTACATCAAGTTTTTCGAATGCTTTTGTTTTCTTATTACCACCAGATTGTATTGTATTGTTAATAGTTGATACACTTGGTGGTGCAGGCATTGCATTTATTTTAGCTTCATTATTCTGAGCAACAACATTATTTAATTTATCAGATGCAGGTGTTCCTTGCACTGGTGCACTTTTTGGTTTTGACGGACCCATAGCAGAAAAACGATTACTAGTTGGTGATGTTGGCTCAACTTTTGGTGGTTGAGTTAATCCACCTCTACCTTTTGGCATAACTTTAGGCGCTTCAGGTTGACTTGCTATTTCTTGTAATTTTTCTTTTCCACCAAAAGCTTCTATATCTTTTGGTGTACCATTTTCTAATATATTTTTTGCTTCTGAAGGTGTTAGTCCATAACCTCCTCCTCCAATACTTTTATTTGTTACTTCTCTTTGAAATTGTGCTGCAGCTTCACCTTGGGTTTTTGCTTTACCTCTGGCAACTTGTGCATAAGGAATACCATCAAATTTTGGGTTAAATGGGTCTTTATCTATATCTGCTTTTGATTTTGCAGCCATAAACCAAGGCAAAGAAAATAAGAAAGCTGGTACTGCGATAGTTTCACCAACTAAGTAAGCGAGTAATTGTGCAGTTCGGCTAGAACCGGCTTTTTCAACGCTTTTTTCCGCTTCTTTTGGTAATAAATTTTTTAATTTATCGAGTAATTTTTTTTCTAATTCACCAAATAACTTTTCATATAATTTTTTGAAAAGAGAATCAAAAAGACTAGGACCTTCATCCTTCTTTTCAGGAACTGCAGTAACTTCTTTTGGCATCAAATTCTTTTTTAAATCTTCTAATGCGGCCAATAATTTCTCATGCCTTTTTTGTGCTTCTAATAATTCTTCTTCTTTAAAATTATTTTCTTTTTCTCTTGCTAACTTATCAGCATCAAAGTTCTTTTGTAGGAATGTATAAATTTTTAATAACATATCAAGTAAATTATTACCTTGTTGTAATGGTTTTATTTTACTTGCGGTATCTTTGCCTTTGACTACTTTGGCTTTACCTGTAAACTGCATATCTTTCTTCTCTTTGGAAGAACCAAAAAGTTTGCTTATAAATCCTTGCGGACCAAATTTACCGGTCAATTCAAGAACAGTAGTTTGAGTTTGTGGTGATATTTTTTTAGTTGCCATTTATTTTCTCATTATAGCTGGTCTATCATCTATTTTCTTTTTTGGTGTTGATGGGGTTTGGTCATCACTCGTTGGTGTAACAATAGTATTATTTACATTAGTTTGTGATTGATTATTCATAGATGATTTTAAGTTTATATTTTCTTTCGATGATTGTTCTACAGCATCACTATTTAACTGTAATATTTGAACTTCCGCTTTTGGTTTTCCATTTATAATTTCTTTACCCAATTCCTTATATCTATCACCTTTTGCGTGTATGCCCTCAGCGTCAGCGGTGGAACCTATTTTTATAGTACCTACTTGAAATATTGAACCTCCCGTAGATTGTATTGATTGTGAAATTCCTTGTAATATGATTGGCTGAATTTTATTATGTAGTTGTAAGTTAGCTTTATCGGATAATGGGAATCCCACAAAATTAACCTTGATGTTTTTCTTTTTAGCAATTTCAATAATCTTTTTTATATTTTGAATAGTTTTTTCGGGATCAACTCCACCATCATTATGACCCAAAGATAATATTACGGTACTACCATCAGGTACTTTTTTTATATTCTCCAAATGCCTTGAATCGTTAGAACGAGATCCTGGTATTGCCATATTAACAAAAGATTTGCCACTATTACCGGCAATCAATGCGGCATGACTATCACCTAAGGCATATATTTTATCTGTTATTTGATTTACACCAGATGGACCAGAAGAAGGAATTATTTGAGGAGATTCTATTTTGGAAGCTGAATTAGTATTTGATTTGTTACTTTTAGATTGGTCCAGCATATTTGCAACCAAATCAGGTGATGTATGAGCTCTATTAATTCCATCACCTGCATAGTAACTTTGTCCTTTTGTTACAAATTGTTGAGCGCCTTGCATATCATGCGGAACACCAACAGATGCCCATTCTTTTGCTATTTCTGTTACTGCTTCATCTTTACTGATATTACCTTTACCTTCCAAGTACATTCCTATTTTTGGTCTTTTTTTATGTGTAAAATAATCCCACATTTTATTTTGATTTGCTTCATCAAACAAATCTGTATCTTTTAATCCTACATATTTTACACCATCATTGAAAGTACTTGGAATCATTTGCCATTTTCCCACAGCAAATAAATTACGTTTTGCTTGTTCTTCTTTGATTTCTCCTACGGTCATTTCGGAAATATTTTTACCAGGTTTTAATTTATCATTTGGTCTATCTTTTCCTCCACCATATTTTTTACCTGAAATATTATAATTATATGCATTTACATTTCCACCATAACTTTCGTGTGATACTATAGCCCCAATGATTCCTGCAGCTCCTGCCAATACTGCACCACCAACAGAAGGTTTAACGCTAGAGATATTTGGTGTTGCATTTATTTTTTCTGGTTGTTTAGAAGGTTCTTTGATGGTTGTTTTGGGAGTTACTTTCTCAATTTTAGGTTTAGTTGGCTGAACTTTAGGTGTGGTTGGTTCAATTTTAGGTGTGGTTGGTTCGACTTTAGGTGTGGTTGGTTCGACTTTAGGTGTGGTTGGTTCGACTTTAGGTGTGGTTGGTTCGACTTTAGGTGTGGTTGATTGAACTTTAGGTTTAGGTGTGGTTAGTTTATTTTTTACCTGCAATTTTTTTGTGGGTTTTATTTTAATCGTTAAAGCTTTAATGATTTCATCATTACGTTTTTCATCATCACGTTTTTTATCTTCGGCTTTATTTTGTAATTCTTCTCTGTAAAGTAACTCTGCTTGTCTAGCTTTCACTAACTGGCCATAAATCATTCCCATTACTTGATTTGCAGATGATAATGCACCACTATCAATAGGCTCTGTGTGTTGTACATCACCTTTAGTATTTTTATTAGGAGTTCTTTGATTACCTGGACCTAATCCAAATAACGCACGAGTTAAATTACCGGCAAAACCGGTAATAGCGGAAACTGTTTTAGAGAGTGCTTTTGAAATCGACATCTATCGTTTTTGTTTCTCTTTTATCTTTTGATTTTCTTCTTCAATATAAGCAATCAACATAGAAACGTAGATATCTCTTTCCCACGGCATCATATTTTCAAGTTCAAACAAACTATATTTGTGGTGCTGCATCAATGAAAAGTTTGTTTTATAGTAATTCTTTAAATTGTCATGACGAAATATTAAACGAAAAAACTTTCAAGTCCTTCTACATCAATGTGGTGTTGGTAACCACATTTTTTACAGGTAATATCTAATGTTTCTTTTAATTTTGGTAAGTTATTAAAAAATTCTTCTACTTTGGCAAACTGTTCTTGGTTCATACCTTCAACAAAATCCAACAATTCTTTTGGTGTTGATTCACTAGCATAATAAAATTGTTCACCATCATAGATATATTCAATACTCTGTGCAATCATATTAAAAGTTACTTCATTGATGTTATCATACTTCAAAGAATCTTCAACAATACTAAACTCTGGATATTTTAATTTGATGGTTAGTTTAGAATCTAATTGAATTTCAGGTGATATTTCATTATTGGATTCAACTTTAATATCTAATAAATTAATTTCAGATTCCATAATGTTACCACATTCTTCACCATCAACTTCGTTATTGCATTTGTACCGAGATTCAACAATTTCACCAACCGATTTTGCTCTTAGGTTAATAAAGTAATATTCAACATCAATAATAGGTAACTTCTCAATATCAATACCTTCAGTCAAAGTACAATTATGTAAAATATCTCTAACACTTTGTTGTATTGTTGAAGAATCACTCGATTCCATTGCCATCAACAAATTTCTTTGCTCTTTAACAAGAAAAGGTCTATATTTTATTTGTTTTTTTGATACAGGTAAATCAATCAAATAAGTAGGTACGTCAATCTTAGGTAAAGCCATTTTATTTTCACTCCATTAAAAAATTAATTTAGTCCACCAATCGCTGATACAAATGAATTGATACCAGCATCAACCAATTGCATACCAGCAGCCTGTAATGAATTATTCTGCCAATATGTATATGCAAATGTTACTACAAGTTTATGCACACTTTCATCTGACCAATTTAAATCCATTTGATTTATTGATATAGGATAAGCATCATAAAGATTAACTGAATATGATAATTTATTAGTTACATCATATTGATTAACAGTAAGAATTGTTGCATAATCACCTTTATATCTAAAGTTATTATTGTATTGTGGATTGATATAATTCAACCAAGCATCAAATAATACTTTTTGGTTCATATCATCATCTATCAGAATTGTTAAATCAATATCAGTAAATGATGTCAGATAAGGATACTTTTCAATAGGACCATATGTTTTTTGTTCTGCTGTAGCAAATGTTCTACCAGGTAATTGTGCCGATTCACACCTGTAAGTTAAACTTTTTGCTGAAGAAACATAAGGCAACATAGAAAGTGGAATAGGAATATTAACATCAAACCTACTACTTCTTGCCAATTCTGTTTCAAAACTTGATTTAAAATCGCTAATTGAACCTGCCATTTTAACTATTCCTTATTTGTTCTACGGATTCTTCCCAAATCTCTTTTGGTTTGGCACCTTTAAATTGTTGTAATGGCAGAAAACTTGCCACTTCAAACTCATGTGGCTCAATGGCAAGTATTTTTGACCTAATATGACTGGTTAAGTAACGCTTTAAACACGGTCTAAACTCTCTAAACCGCTTGGATGCGCTCAGGATGTCATAGGACACTCTAATACGCATAACATCATTATTCTGGTCTAAAGTCGCATAATCCAAGAGTTTGGTCAAAAATGCCACTCTATACTTATATGGTAAATAATGTAAATTTAAGCCTAAAAAGCCATCTGGATACTTCTCCAATGCCAATACCATTGGGAACTTATCATAATATGGTAAATCTTCTTTAGTTTTTGGGTCATAAAAAAAGCAATATAGTCTACCCAACATGAATTTTCTATCAGTACGGAATGCTTCACGGCTAATATTTTTTGGTATATAAGAAGGATTTCTAATTTCATCAATCTTTTCTTTTAACCACTTCATTGACTCTCTGGACATAACTGCATAATCGGTTGTTGACCGTTCTTGTCCTAGTTTAGTGAGTATTGAAGTTGCCATGAGAGTATTTAGTTCAGTCCTAGATGGTCTTCGGTAATGACACGGAACTCCCATGCTCGGTCTTTACAGAATTCAATGGCCGCTTTCCATTTGGCTTCATTGACACCCCATGTTTTGACTGCTTTGATATAGTTTTCTGTAATACGTTTTTGTGGTGGTGGAGGTGCAGTTTCTTTCTTTGGTTTAACTTCAAGCATCATCGTTTTGAGTTTTCCGTCTTTAGTTCTCATTTTAACAAGAAAATCTGGAAAATAACGATGCCATTTACCATCAACAGGTGATTTATAAGGAACAATGAGTTCTTCTGAAGCCCATGATATAATATCGTCATTTAGGTCAAGCCATGACATGACTTTGACTTCCCAAGACGAGCGATATACTATATTGGTCGAATCACCAATATATTTGTGTGGATTACGAGGTTTAAAGTATCCTGAATATGCCATATAAATACTATGTATATCAATTTTTAAGAGAGTATAATGCCTATAATTTCTATTCCCACTTCAATCGCTGGAATATCTGTTCCTGGTATTACTAGTAACGGACCATTAGGTTTATTATATTCAAATCCTTTTAAAACCGATACATTATACTATCCAAGAGATTTAAATTCATCAACAAAAGGTCACGTTGTGCAATTTACAATCTATGAAGTAACTCCAGTAGGATATGAAACATTATCAAATTTAAAAATACCAACAAAACAAGAAGCAAAAGATGCTTGGAAACAAGCTGGAAATGCTATAGAAAATTTTAATTTTGAATCTGCAATATCTGATATTACTTCTGGTGTTGTTTCAAAGTTTAATGATTTAGTAGATAGTATTTCAAATTTGCCAGGTTCTCAAGTTAAATTTGAATCACAAGGTTTAAATTTTCAACCTAAAAGAAATAAGCCTATTGGCCAAATATCATTGTACATGCCAGATACATTAGATTTTCAGTATCCTGTATCTTATGATGATTCAGTAAGCGCAGTCGGTGCACTTGGTTCTACCGTTGGTGCTGCAATAGATAAATTAGTTCCAGGAAAAGGTATGGGTAAAATAGGTCAAGCTATTACTTCTGCTATTGAAACTGCTGGACCAATTGCACAATTAGGATTACAAAAAGCAGGTTATGCAGTTAATCCACAATTACAAGTATTATTTCAAGGCATTGGTTTCCGTGAATTTTCTATGAATTTTACTTTTACTCCGTATTCAAAAGAAGAAGCAAAAATGGTAGAAAAAATTATTCAATCATTTAGAAAAAATGCAGCACCACATATTGAAACAGGAGCCGGTGGTATGTTCTTTGTACCGCCTGCTTCATTTGGTATTAAATTTTTATTCAATGGTGCTGAAAATACTCACCTCAATAGAATCAAAGATAGTGTAATTACGAATATTGACGTAAATTATGCACCTCAAGGTTGGTCATCACATGACGATGGTGCTCCAGTTCAAACAACGCTATCATTGACATTTAAAGAACTCACACTTGTCGATAGTACTCAAATTCAAAATGGATATTAAACATGCAATATTTTAATACCTTACCAAAAATAGTAAAAATCGATAAAACAGGTAATGCTATTGCTTTAACTAATATTTTAGCAAGAGCAAGTGTTATGAGTAGTTTTTTAGATAATCCTGCTGTATATTATACTTACGATATACAAGAAGGAGATACACCTGAAATAATTGCTCACAAATATTATGGTGATGTTTATAGATATTGGATAATTTTATTTGCAAATCAAATTATTGACGCACAATGGCAATGGCCAATGTTTGGTAGTTTATTTGATGACTACATTCAAGCAAAATATCCGACCACAGATGTTAATAATACAATACATTCGTACCAAAAAATAATTACACAGACCGATAATATTACAAACACAACAACGGTTAATACAGTTAATATTTCACAAGACGCATATAATTTACTTATACCTACAACAAATAGTTATACATTACCATCAGGTAGTGTAACAGTAAAAATTTCAAAAAATCAATTGACCATTTACCAATATGAATTACAACAAAACGAAAATAATAGAAATATTAAAATTATAAATTCTGGTTATGTGAACGAACTTGAAAAAGAATTAAAAACATTAATGATCCAATAATATGGCAGATACATTCAATTTAGTTGATGGTGCTGGTGCTTATTACCCACAGGACTACTCACTAAAAACACTCAATATATTAACAGCGGCAGGCCAAAGGTTTGAAATGAGAAAACTTATGGTTGAATTGTCGTATTATGAAGATTTGTATTCATTTGCCATTTCTGGATATGTTACATTAAAAGATTCTCAAGGATTTATTGAATCGTTGCAATTAACAGGTAATGAATTCATAGAAGTAAATTTTGGTAAAGTAAAAGATGCTTCAAATTCTACTGACCAAGTGTTTAGAATATACAAAGTAGGACCTAGAACAGCTTCTACAAACATGAGTACCGAATATTATACATTATATTTTTGTTCAGAAGAATTGATGTTGTCAGAACAAATTAAAATTAGCAAATCGTATAACACAGAAATTTCAAATATCGTAAAACGTATTGTCACCGATTATTTAAAAGTTAATAATAAAACAAAAAATGTATATATTGAAAAAACAACAGGTGTATACAATTTTATAATACCTAAGTATAAACCATTTGAAGCTATTAGTTGGATTTCTACTTATGCAAGACCTAATGTTACTGGTACGATTGGTGCTGATATGTTGTTTTTTGAAACAAAAAATGGTTTCAATTTTAGGTCAATACAATCCATGTTAAAAGACCCAATATATGCAACATACAAATATCAACAAACAAATTTACCTGATAATGTGCAATCGTTTCAAGAAAAAGCAATTAGCGTTTTAAATTATGAATTCATAAAAACATATGATATGTTACATGATATTAACTCTGGTACATATGCCAATCGTTTAATATCAATTGACCCTATTGCTAGAACATCGACTGTTACCAATTTTGATTACTCAAAGTATATAAGCAACCCTCAAATATCAAGTTTAGATAATTCTAGTGTTTTATCACCGGTCAAAAATAGGTTAGGTATTACACAAAATCAAGCATACGATTCAAAGCTCAAACTTGCAACATCAAATTCTGGTCAAAAACAAGTAGATTATATAAATCAAATTCCAGGCTCGGTTGCTAAAGATATTGCTATTGAGAATTATGTGCCATTAAGAACAGCACAAATATCCTTGGCAAACTATATAGTAGTGAAGATAGTAATACCTGGTGATCCTGGTATTACTGTAGGTAGAACTATTAATTTTGATTTACCTTCTTTAAAACCAACAAATAAAGTTAAAGAACTGGATAAATTTTATTCTGGTAAATATTTGGTGACTGCCGTTAGGCATGTTTTGCAATCTGAAGGAATATATCAAACTGTTTTAGAAATTGCTAAAGATAGTACACCAATAAAATATAATCAAGTTAATAGTTCAAGTTCAGATTGGAAAAAAGTGGTAACTGAATAATGGAAAATTTTTTAGGAAAAGACGGATTTATTTGGTTTATGGGTGTCATTGAAAATCGTGCTGACCCTTTAGGTTTAGGACGTTGCCAAATACGTATTTTTGGATGGCACACAGATAATACACAAGAATTACCTACAAGTGATTTGCCTTGGGCTCAACCAATGTATCCCATCAACAATTCAAAAACATTTTCTGCACCAATGGTCGGAGATTGGATTGTTGGTTTCTTCTCTGATGGTATGTCTGGTCAAGCACCTATCATGATGGGTGTTTTACCTGGTATTAAACAATAGGAATAAAAATGACTGCGCCAATAACAGCAAATGATAACTTAGCTGCAAAAAATACTGGAGACCAATTAAAACCTGGTTTACCAACGACTTGGAGTATGGCAATTAGTCAGGTTGCAAATACTGCAGTTGATTTTGCCAATAATGATTTAGCTCACGTTTGTGATTTTTCATCTGAGTTGATTAAAGATAATCAATTAAAACGATTTATAAATTCGCAAGCAAATAACATTCGTGAAGCAGTTCGTAAAATAATGAAATTATTAGGATTTTCAGATAGTACTGGTCAATATCAATGGATTAAAGACTCTTTACAATCTATACAAAGAGGTTTAAAATATTTAAATGAAGAAGTAATACAACCTATTTTAGATTTTGAAGCGATTGTTATTGGTTATATTGCTAAAATTAAAAAAATTATTGCTTATATTTTAAGTTTGCCAGCTAAATTATTGGCCTTATTACAAGATTGTTTAAAAAATCTATACGAATTAGTTGCTAATGCATTTACAGATATTACTGGTGGAGATGGAAAATCAAGTGAATTTGATGATATTATTAAAACAGCAAAATCAACTGCACAAACATTAAAAACTACTGTAACAATGTCTTTACAAGCGGCATCAACCGCTGCAGGTATTGCAACAATAGCTTCTTCGGTACCAAATTTGGTATCAGGATTGAAGAAAGGTCCTTAATATGGCAGATTCTCCATCAGATAATTTATGGACAGAACCGGAATCAGCAGCAAATACTGCTAATCCTCCCGTTTACCCCTATCTTAACTTGACACAAACTGAAGGTGGTCACTCTCTACAATTAGACGATACACCTGGTCGAGAACGTGTAAGATTACAACATGGTAAATCTGGTAATTTTTTAGAGATGCACCCAAATGGCGATGAGGTTCATAAAATCTATGGTGATGGTTACGAAATTATTGCTGGAAGAAAAAATGTTCAAATAAAAGGAACTTGCAACATCACTATTGAAGGTGACTGTAATATGCACGTTTTAGGCAATAAAAATGAAAAAATTGAAGGAGATTATAACCTTCAAGTTGTAGGTAATATGATTGGTAGGGCGGCTGGTTCTAGAGGTATGACTTTAATCTCCGATTCAACAATGAGATTACAATCCGATTCTAGTAAAACTGGTTCAATGACAATATCTGCTGGTGACCATTTATATTTGGCTTCTGACTTACAAGTTGGTGGATCCATTTCTGCTGATAGTTTATCTACTGAATCGAGAGTTAATGCAGGAACTGGTTTATATGCTGGTATTGCTGGTGTTTTCTCGGAAGGTCCAATTACTTCTTTGGTATCAGTTGAAGCACCTTTAGGTACTTTTGCTATTATGGATGCTGTATTAATGACGGATACGATTAATTCTGCTATATACAACTCACATATACATATATCACCAAAAGGACCAACGGGTCCACCAACACCAGGACCTTTCTTTGGACTTTAAATTATGACAACAGTAAATAACGCAACAGGAGTGTATGCAACTTTAGGATATAATTTTAATGATCCTAATGGTGATGTATCAACATTATCATCGGATGCACAGAATCATTTAAATTCAATGCCTCCTTTTATAACAACATGGCAAGCACAAGCGATTGTTAGTGCTGGTACAGGTGCTATTTCTACATCAGGACTGTATCAAAATCCTGTTGCCAACGCTATTACATCTATATGGAACACAGCAAATTCAATTATTTCGGCTTCTCCTGGAGGTTCAGATAATTCCAACACACTAATTAATACTGCAATTTCATTAGCAAGCACAGCAAATTCTTTTATGTGGCATACTAATAGATTGTCGAATTTGGTTGCTTTTGATGGAACTGATACAGTTAATCCATATTATTCACAAGCAATATCATATGGCAAAACAGCATTATATGTTACAAATCAAACAGATGCAATAACAAATACATCACCAATCATGGGAAGTTTTACTTCTCTTTTCATTGGACCGCAATTAAATGAAAACTCTGTTATTATTTCTACTGATTATACAACATATCAAACTGGTATTCAAAATGACACATTGACGCTGGCACAATATACAAAAATTGAAAATGATTTAAATACAGCTGCACTTTTAATGTCTACCAGAAAGTCATCAGATGTAACATTTTATACCAATTTAAAAAATATGGTTAATAACTATAATACACTTAAACAATTTAATAATATGGGAGAATCACAAAGTTATTTGGTGAATAATTTTATTGGTACTCCTAGTTTAGTATCCAAGATTAATTCCTAAAATTTCGAAAATTTGCGTTCCGGCCTAAAAATTCTCCGGACGCTGACCAAGAACCAAAAAAGCGATTTTACTCCTACAAAAGTATAATAAATAAAGAATGGCAACCTTACAGAAAATATATTCGGATATAGATTTCACGTTTACGAAGAAACCCGTAACGGCAGATGTTGCTCTCAGTTATGATTCTCAAGCAGTTATCAGGTCAATTCGTAACCTACTTTCAACCAAACACTATGAAAGACCTTTTAATCCAGATTTAGGTGCCAATATAGATAATATACTATTTGAGCCAATATCACCTTTGTCAGCTGGTGCCTTAGAAGATGAAATACGGGCTACTATTAGTAATTATGAACCTAGAGCATTATTACAAACCGTGAATATAAGTCCACAACCTGATTATAATTCTTATAGTGTTTCACTTACTTTTTATATACAAAATGCTACACTACCTACAACAGTAACGCTTCTTTTAGAGAGAAATAGATAAGATGGCAGGCGCTAACTCTAACATTCAAGTCACCGACTTAGACTTTAATACTATTAAAAATAATCTAAAAACATTTTTGCAAAGTCAAGATGTATTAAAAGATTATAATTATGAAGGTTCAGCAATTTCAACTTTATTGGATATTCTTGCTTATAATACACAATACAACTCATATTATTTAAATATGGTTGCAAATGAGATGTTTTTAGATTCAGCTTTATTGCGTTCTTCTGTTGTTTCTCAAGCTAAAACATTAAATTATGTACCAAAATCTGCAGTTGCACCTACAGCAGTTATCAATTTAAATGTTCATGGTGTTAGTGGTTCTTCTTTGACATTACCTGCATACACAACTTTTATGTCGGAAGCAATTGATGGTGTAAACTACAACTTTGTTACAACCGATAGTCAAACTAAAAATGTTTCTGGTGGTACAGCTTCATTTTCTAATGTTACAATTAAACAAGGTATTGCTTCTTCTTTATCTTTTACTGTAAACTCTATTACGAATCCAACTTATACTTTTGAGATACCTGAAACTGGAGTAGATACTTCAACATTGGTTGTATCTGTACAACAATCTGGTTCAAATACCTCAAGTCAAGTATATTCATTGGCTAGTAATTATCTTACTTTAAATAATTCATCTACTGTATATTTTTTACAGGAAAGTTTAACAGGAACTTACGAAGTTTATTTTGGTAATGGTGTTTTAGGTAAAAAATTATCTGATGGTAATATTGTTAACATATCTTATGTTGTAACTCAAGGAACATCAGCGTATGGTGCTAACAATTTTGTTTTGATGAATACTGTTTCAGGTTATTCAAATGTTTCTGTTCTTCCAGTTTCTTCTGCAACTGGTGGTTCAGCCAAAGAATCGATTGACTCGATTAAATTTCAAGCACCAAAAACATATGCAGCTCAAGGTCGTGCAGTAACCAAAAACGATTACATTACTGCCATTCAACAGAACAGTTTAGGTTTTCCTGTTGATGCTGTTTCAGTATGGGGTGGTGAAGAAAATAATCCTCCTGTATATGGTCAGGTGTTTGTTGCTATTAAACCTGCAGGTGGTTATGCTTTAACCGAAACACAAAAACAAAGATTAATTTCAGAAGTTATTAAACCAATTTCAGTATTGACTGTTACACCAACCATTTTGGATCCAGATTATACCTATCTACAAATTGATGCCAATGTGTATTATGACCCAACACAGACAACATTATCATCTAATCAACTACAAACTGGTATATCTACAGCAATTAGAAATTACGGAACAACTAACTTAAATACATTTAATTCAACATTTAGTTCGTATGATGTATTGTCCGCTATCAATAATTATAACAGTTCAATCATATCAAGCGAGTTTACTTTAAAATTACAGAAGAAGTTTTTCCCTGTAATAGGTGCAAGTTCTACTTTAAGTTTATATTATAATACACCGATACAACAAGGTAAATTTGGTAGTGGTATTACAAGTTCACCTGCAATGCAGTTCTTGGATCCAACCAATTTAAATAATATAATTGATGGTGTGTATATTGAAGAAGTGCCTTCATCAACTTATGGTATTGACACTATTTCAGTTATAAATCCAGGTTACGGATATAAATCAGTACCTACAGTTACTATTCTAGGTGATGGTACTGGCGCAACCGCTACAGCAACAGTTGTCAATGGATCCATACAAAGTATTACTGTAACTAATTCTGGTAATAATTATACTCAAGCTATTGTTACTATTACTCCAACTACCGGTGATACAGGTAAATTAGGTGCTGCTATTGTGAATTTAAAAGGTCGTTATGGAACTTTAAGAACATATTATAATAATACTACTAATGTAAAAACAATTTTAAATTCAAATATTGGTACAATAGATTATTATAATGGTATTATTACATTAAATAATTTTAATCCATACAATGTAGATAGTGATTTAGGTCAATTAGCAATATCAGTAACACCAACCACAGATATTGTTTCTTCAACATACGATAGAATTATTACTATTGACCCTTACGATTCTACTGCTGTCAATGTTAATGTTACGGCTAAAACAACGTCATGATAACTAGCGGTCAAAAAACCTCACTATTAGTACCTTACCAATTACCTGAATTTATTCGGGATAATCCTGACTATTCTAATTTTGTATTGTTTCTACAAGCATATTATGAATGGTTAGAAGAAACAGGTAATGTTACTGACCGTTCTAAAAATTTATTAAACTATAAAGATGTTGATGCCACAACCGATGAGTTTGTTCAATATTTTTATAATGATTTCTTACAGTATTTTCCTACAGAAATATTAGCGGATAAAAATGAAGTATTAAAAGTTGCTAAACAAATGTACCAAGCAAAAGGTACACCAGCATCATTTCAATTTTTCTTTAGAACACTATACAATACTGATGTAGATTTCTTTTATACTAAAGATGCTGTATTAAAAGCATCTGCTGGTAAATGGTATGTTTCTAAAAGTTTAAAATTATCTACATCAGATTTAAATTTCCTCAATACAAATAACCTAAGAATCTTTGGTGAAACTACCAAATCAATTGCCACGATTGAGAATTCTGTATTATCTCAAAATAAAATTGAAGTATTCATATCAAATATTGAGAGATTATTCCAATCTGGTGAGTATGTTCGTGTTGTGGATAATTTTAATCAAGATGTATTGTTTAATGGTCAACCACTTAGAGCCAAAATTGTTGGTCAGATTAGTCAGATTAAAATAAATCCTAATCTAAGAGGTCAAAACTATCGAGGTGCTAATACACAACTACAATATCCTGGTGACCCTGTTGTTGTTTATGGTGGCTTAACCGATCCAATTCTAGGTCACGGAGCATCTGCAACCGTTGGTACAGCAGAAAAAGGTTCTATTAAAAATATTCAGGTTGCTAATACAATAATTTCAAATACCCGTGTTCTAGTTGGTGGTTTTGGTTATACTCCTGAAGATAGTACTCAGAGTGCTTATTCTATTATTAATATTATTGGTGGTGGCGGTGCAAGTGCCAATATTTCTACTGTTAATAATGCAACACACGTTACTGTTGGTAATTCTTTTTATAATCCTGTTTCTACTGTTACTAATATTCCTGTAGATAGGATTGGTTCTAAAACATTAAATTTTCCATCAGCAGCAAACGCTCAATACCTTTTTGACCCAAGTCATGGTTATAGTCCACGTATAGGCACTTCTTTAAATCTAGCGTTTGCTAATGCAAGTAGTTATATATCAAATTCTGGTGTAAATTGGTCGTTTGCTAACATAGCCATATCTAATGCCACAACCACACTAGCGAATGCACTATCATTTATTAATTTTACTGCCTATCCTATATCAACTGTTACGATTAATAATCAAGGTGGTGGAATTCCAAGTGCTAAATCTTTAAAGATATCAGCACAATCTCTTTATAATACAATTGACGGACTAGGTACAGGTGACTTAGGTAATTTAGGTATTCTAGGCCCAATCAGTATCGATAATGGAGGTTTAGGATATGCCGTCAATGATAAGATAAACATTACTGGTGGTACTGGTAATGGTGCTTATGCAAATGTAATATCAGTAAATACTGCCGGTGGAATTACAAATGTTGCTTATGTTTATTCAACAACAAATAAAAATCCAATACCATTAGGTGGTTTAGGTTATACGATAACAGGATTACCAACATTAACTGTTAGTAGTTCTGGTGGTTCAGGTGCTAAATTGTCAATCGTTGGTATTCTTGGCCAAGGTGCCAAGTTTGATGTTGATACAGACCGTGTTGGTGCTATCACAACAATTAATGTTTCCGATTACGGAGAAGATTATAATGCAGCCGCTTATGTTTCTTTTGCCGTACAAGATATTTACATTACAGGTGTAGGTTTAAACAATAAACCGGCCAAAGGTGATATGATTTACCAAGGTACGTCAGCAACAAATTACATATACTCAGCAATGGTTGATTCTTTGGCTGGACCTTTGGTTAGTGATATTGACCCAACAAAAGATATATACGTATTAAGAACTTATAATTACAGTTCTTCACCTAATACATCTGGTGTTTCTATTAATAGTCCTGTTTGGCCAATCAAAGGTAATAATAAAACATATTCGGCAAACATTACCAATTCATATCAGAGTACATTAATTAATTTACCATATTATAGTTTACTTAACTATGCAAATGGTGTAATTACTTATGGTGATGGTAGAGCTCAAGGTAATGTTTCATTCTTAAATGGTTTAACGATAGGCCAAGGTCAATACTTAGATTCATCTGGTCAACCTAGTTCATTTGATGTATTGCAAAGTCAGAATTTTAATAACTATACTTACCAAATTACATTAGAAAAAGAGATTGCTAAGTATCGTAATGCTTTATTAAAACTATTGCATCCTACTGGTATGAAAGTTATTGGTAGATTTGCTATGAAATCCAATAGTTCTTTTAGTATCTCCATGGTCAATTCTTTATATACTGGATATCCTTTATATGATAGTATCAAAACAAATAATGCAAATTTATTGGTTGGTTCAGGTGGAGATTTTTCACAGTTAAGTTCCAATGTAATAACATTTACTAATATAGGTGTTGGTACCAATTTAGCAAATGTTATATTCTCAAATACTACGATTCGGTTTGTTAATAATAACGGTGAACAAGTATATTCAGAAGTTAATAAAGTTGATTATGCCAATAATAAAGTTGTTCTAAGAAATAATGTCTGGTTAACTTTTGCCAATGTGGCCAATGGTTCTATATCTGCCGGCGGAAATCAGATAAATATATCAAATGTATATACTTCATCATTTAATGTATTTAATAATGGAGTATACCTGAATTCAAATCCATTGGCGGATATGATTCACATTGGTGATTATGTTAAACTGAATAACGTAGTAAAACTGGTTACTTCTGTTGATTATATTAATAATATAATTACAGTAAATAGTGCTTTCACTTATGCTTCATCTGGAAATATAAGTTTAAATAGGGTTATGACCGCCAATACTCCAAATGTTCAGTTATTTGGACCACTAGGACAACAATACGAATCTCTATTAGCGTTAGAAAATGGAGATTATTTGGTAACAGAAGATTCATACACATTATCAATTAATTAGGGCATAAAATGTCAAGCGTAAAAATATCACAATTACCTTTAATAACACAGATTAATGCTAATACAGCAAATACTTTGTTTGTTGGTGTAGATACTTCAACATCATCACCAACTACTGGTAAAATGACCGTTACAACTTTAGCAGCTGGGTTATATTCTAATAATGCTTTGATTGTTGGTCAGAATTTAAATCCTTTACCAAATACTGTTTCACAGTTTGCTTCAAGTGGTAATTCATATGTTCAAATGAATATGGTGAATTATAATGATAATGGTACGTTTGATATTGTAGTTACTGCCAATACAGGTACAGATTCGACATACTTCTTTGATGCTGGTTTAGCCAATAAAAACTATCAGGCTGGTATAGCATATAATAATATTGGTAATGCTGTTAATCCATTAGATGGTTATGTGTATGTTCAAGGTAGTACAGGTACAACACCTGGCGGTAACTTAATTATTGGTACAACAACATCAAATACAGCATTGAAGTTCATTGTTGGTGGTGGTTCAGCAGCCAATATAGTTGCTAAAATGACATCAAATAGTTTAGTAATGAATACACAATCGTACATTACTTTTGGTGACGGAACTACACAATCTACTGCGGCTGCTTCTAATGCCTATTCACAAGCTGCTTTTGCATTGTCAAATACAAATTCTACATTAATCACGGCTGCATACAATCAAGCAAACTTAGCAAACTCAATTGCTAATACTGCCCTACAAAATACTACGACTATATCAGTAAGAAATTTAAATATTACTGGTAATATGATTGCAAATACATTAGGTACAACAGTTTCATTTGATAATATTACTTCTAATAATGCAACATTCTCTAAAAATATGGTTGTTTTAGGTAATCTAACCGCTAACACTTTATTAGGTAATGTATTCTTTTCAAATGTGGTAACAGGAACATCACAGGCAAATTCAATACTTTGGTTTGCACAATCAAATTCACCAACTCAGGTGCCTGGACAAGTATGGTATTCTGCAAATACTATTTCTTTAGTTCAAGATACTGATGTGGCTGGTGATAGACCTGCAATCTCTAAAGTGCTTTTTGAAAGAGTGTATAACAATACAGGTTCATCTATTCCTAATAGTTCATGGGTAAAATTAGCAGGCGGTGTTACGGCTAATGCTGTACCTTTTATTCAATTAGCGGATGCAGGTTCTGCTGCCAATTCACAAGTAGAAGGCTTCGTTAAAAATAGTATTGCTGCTGGTGCTTATGGTTTTGTATACACTAGAGGTATCGTATCAGACTTCGATGCTTCTACTTTTGGTAATAACGGACAATTATTATACTTGTCAACAACTCCAGGCCAAGCAACCAATGTGGCTCCAACTGGTGCAAACTCAGTTGTTTCTGTTGCTAAGATTCTTTCAAATGGTTCTGCCAATGGTAAATTACAAGTTTCAATCGCTAACCAACAAGCATATGGTAAACCAAATGGTGCTATATTATTTGCTAACAATAATTTAATACAAGCAAGTAATACATTATTCATCAATGAAGCAATTGGACAATTAAACATTTCAAGTACACTCTATGCTGCTAACGGCATCATTTATGCTTCAAGAACATACCCTAGCACACAGACAGCCATTACAATTAGTATGACAACAGATACATGGGTGAGAGCAAACGTTGGTGCTTCACTCGCAATAACGGTTTCAAATTTTGCTACTGGTAATGAAGTTGATGTTATTTTAACTAATCCATATACAGGGGGTGGTTCAAATAGAACTATTACTCATGGTTGTCTAGCCAACAATTCTTCCGTTGGAGCAACCACATTTGTTTTATCTGGTACAACAACAGCATTTTTGAAATACTATTCATTTGATGGTGATTTAGCAAACACTTACGTTAAAGTATCCTATTCATAATAAATAAACTATGGCAAATCAAAATCTACTCACATACGGTCTAAAAGTAACTCAATTAAAACAGGATTACTACGCACCAACACTTTATTTAAACGGCAGTAGTATTCCAAATGAATCAATTTATTGTTTTTTATCCCGTGTAGACCCTTGGACAGACGATAATAATCCTCCTGTACCAACTCAAGACCAAGCATATATTAAAAATGTGTTTAATAATATGTTTGCGGCTAAAAAGATTACTGCTAGTAATATAACTCCTGTGGTACAAAGAATTGATTGGACATCAGGTGCAATCTATGACTACTATCAAGATAATGTCGATATGTTTGCCACAAATAGTTCAGGTCTATTAATTAAAACTTTTTATGTGAAGAATAGATACGACCAAGTATTTAAATGTTTGTGGAATAATATTAATCCATTAACAGGATTACCTGGTGCTTCAACAGATGAACCATTTTTACAACCTGGAACTTATAATACCAATAATGTTTTCATAAGTCCTAATGATGGTTACAAATGGAAATACGTATATACAATAGATATTGGTAATAAAACTAAATTTTTAGATTCTGTGTGGATGCCAGTTCCAGTAGGAAATACCACACCAAATGCAACAACCACTTTTGGTACAGGCAGTATTGATGTTATTAATGTTACTAGTGGTGGTTCAGGCTATGATGTTGTTAATTCTCCAATTACGGTGACGGTTGTTGGTGCAAATAGTACAGCAGTAACAGCGAACGTTTCTTCTGTACAAGTTGTAGGTGGTGTTATAAAAGATATAACAGTTATTAATCCAGGTGCAAATTATATAAATGCTGATGTAGTGATTACGTCAGCCAATAGTTTAATGGGTTCAGGTGCAACAGCGATTGCTCCAGTTTCTCCTATTGGTGGTCACGGATATGACCCAATTTCTGAATTAGGTTGCAATCATATTATGTTTGCTGTTGAATTTAATGCTGATGAAGGTGGTTATATACCAACAGATATTGATTATCGTCAAGTAGGATTGCTTATTAATCCTATGGATTCATCTGCTAATGGTGCAACACTTGCCACAAATCCAGTTTATGATTTAACAACTAATTTGCAAATTTCTTCTGGTGTTGGTACCACATTTCAAAGTGATGAGTTAGCTCAACAATTTGACTCAAAAGGAAATTTGTTATTTTCTGCTACAGTTTTAAGTTTCAATTCAACTACCAACCTACTTCGAGTGATAAATATAAGTGGAACTCCAGTAAATAATGCACAAATTATTGGAAGTATTTCAAAAGCTTCTAGAGTTTTACTTAATACATCACCACCAACATTTATGAAATTTTCTGGATACATATCATATATCGAAAACAGAGCTGGTGTACAAAGAAGTTCAGATGGAATCGAACAGTTCAAGTTTGTACTTTCATACTAAAGGAATAAAATGGCTTTAAATTTTAACGTTGACCCATATTACGATGACTTTGATCCTTCAAAAAACTTTCATCGAATTTTATTTAAACCTGGTTATGCCGTACAAGCTCGGGAATTAACACAATCTCAAACAATATTACAGGACCAAATTTCAAAGTTTGCTGCTAATATTTTTTCACAAAATACTCCTGTAACTGGTGGTAATATAACTACCAATTTAAATTGTTATTACATTAAGTTAAACAATACAAATAATGGTGCTGCTGTTCAAGCATCAAGTTTTTTAGGTAAAACAATCACAAATGCTACAGGAACAATTTTAGCCAAAGTAATACAGACAGCAGAAACAACATCAACTGCCGATACTGCTGGTGATCCTCCAACATTAATTGTTACTTATCTTACAGGACCACATTTCGGTGATGCTACAAATATTTACGGTGTTGATACACAAAATCAAATATTAGGAACAACTATTGGTTCAACAGGCGGAACAACATGTACCGGTTTATCTTCTGTAGCTTCTATTTCTGATGGTGTTTTTTATATTGTTAATGGTTATTCTGTATCAGCATCTACAGGTACAAGATATTCAATTGGTAATTTTGTCAACGTAAATGCTCAGACTGCTATCTTAGACAAATATAGTAATTCACCTAGTTACCGTGTTGGTTTATTAATCAATGAAACAATTTATGATTATGTAAACGATACCACTTTATTAGACCAAGCCGTTGGTGCTTCAAACTATCAGGCACCTGGTGCTGACCGTTATGTAATTCAATTAGAATTAGTTACTCTACCATTAAATTCTGGAGATGATAGTACATTCATTGAGTTAGTTAGAATTCAAAATGGTAATATTATTAAACAAGTAAACGAAACAGTTTATTCAGCCATTGATGATTACTTTGCCAAGAGAGATTATGAAACCAATGGTGACTATGTTGTTAATGATTTCACAATAACTCCTTCACCTAATGCTTCCGATTCTAGCAAATACAATTTAAGTATTGGTAAAGGTGTTGCTTATGTTCATGGTTATCGTGTAGAAAACCAATCAACACAAGTTATTACAACAGACAGAGCAAGAACATATGCAACTGTACCTTATGGTAACAATCAAGTTGCAATTGCTTATGGAAATTATTTTGTTGTAGATACTTTATCAGGCATTTTTGATTATACTACAATGCCTCAAATTGATTTACATTGTGTGGCAGCAGCCAACATTACTCAAGGTAGTGCTACATCTTATAATCAAACATTAATTGGTACTGCTTTCATTAGAGGTCTACAATACATTACTTCTGGTTCAACATCTAGTTCATATGTATTCAATGCTTATGTTACTGATATTGTTATTAATCCAATTACAGGTAACGCAGCAAGTGCTACAATAAATACAATTACATTCTATGATACGACAAGTAAATATTCAGCATCAGCTACAGCAAATGCTTACTATGGTGCAACAATCACAATTACTTCAGGAACAAATGCAGGTGATTCCAGATTAATTACTGGTTACAATGGTACAACAAAAACAGCCAACGTTAATCAAAACTGGACTATAACACCAGATGCTACAAGTCAATTTACTTTAACATTCTCATCTGGTCAAGTTGAATCTTTAGTCAAAGCAACATCATATAATTTAACCGCTAACGCAAATATTAATACTGCTTCAGGTAAACAATCTGGTGTTTATACAGGTGATACTATATTACAAAGTTCTGGCACACCAGAAATGATTTTCCCTGTTGGTTATCCTTATGTTGCCAATGTTGTAGGTACATCTATTGTAGATTCAACTTATTATTCATCACAGATATATCGTGGTTACGCATTTAATGGTAGTACAAATAAGTTGACTATCACTGCTCCAGTAGGTATTCAGTTCCAAGGTCCTTTAGGTACACCGTTTTATGGTTCACAACTAAAACAATACTACACTTTAATCAATACAGCAACAGGTCAAATTCTTGATTTTAGTGTTTCAGGAAATACAGCAAACGTTTCTATAAATAATTCTGGTTTATATTCAGTAGATTTTTATTCACCAACATACACTTCACAAGTTGGTGCAGGTTCTGCAGTTGTTGATGTGATTGCTTCTGTTTATGTTGTACCTAGTAATCCTGATACATCATCACTACTAAAAACAAAAACATTAGTTACAGGTAATACCACTTACGCCAGTTCTTCATTGGCTGCCATCACCGGAGTTTCTGGTGTGACCATTGATACCTCTATTGGTCAAGTGTATATCAATAAATCAAACATCACCAATGGTAATATACCACTTTATGTGTCTGATGTTAAAAGAATTACAAAAATATGGGATACAGGAACAACAACACCAATTACTGGTGGAACTTCTTTAGCTAATTATACGGATGTTACAGCTTCATTTACATTTGATAATGGTCAAAAAGATAGTTACTATGATTTTGCTTCTATTAAATTATTACCTGGTGTAGGTTCTCCTGCAGGTAATATATTAGTTTGTTTTGATTATTATTCACATGGAGGTGGTGATGGTTTCTTTGATGTTAATTCATACACAAATGAATCTTATGCACAAATACCTTTCTACACAGCAAAGAATGGTAAAACATATGCTTTAAGAGATTGTGTTGATTTTAGACCAACAAGAAAAAATGCTACAGCAACCACATCATATACTTGGGATTATTATTCCTCAATCTCAGGTTCTGGTGGTATACTATTCCCTAATAATTTTACAAACTATCAAAATGCTTATAGTTATTATTTGGGAAGAAAAGATAAATTAGTATTGACCAAAAATAGTGAGTTCTTAATTATTGAAGGAACACCGGCAAGAAATCCTGTTCCTCCTACTGAACCAAATGGTTCATTACTCTTAGCAAACTTAACTTTAGACCCATACACAGCATATATTCCTGGAGAAAATCCAGATGGTATTGCTTCAAACTTATCTATTGATAAAGTTATTCATAAGCGTTGGGCTAAATCTGATATTACTGATTTGCAAACACAAGTTAATATCTTAGAGTATTATACAACTCTCAATCAATTAGAAACTTTGGCAGCATCTACACAAGTTCCTGATAACAATGGTATTACACGTCCTAATTATGGTATCTTAGTTGATGACTTTAGTTCTTTTGGTGCTACTGATACATCAAATCCAAACTTTGCTGCTAAGATTAATATTAGAAAGAATCACTTAGGACCTTTAGAACATATTGATAACTTCCAATTACAAAATCCAGTAGTGTTAGCTGGTTATGGTACAATTACCAATCCTGGAACGTATGCAATTAATTCTATTCAAGGTACTAATACAAACATATTTACTTTACCTTATACAACAGCCAATGTTATAATACAACCTCTTGCTAGTGGTACTATAAGTGTTAATCCATTTAACGTGGTTGTACAATCTGGTATTGCAACATTAAATCCTCCGATGGACAATTGGGTTAACTGGATTGAACCTCCTTCAATTCTAGTAACCAATCCAAATTTGCAGTTTAATCAATTAGCATACGGTGTTAATTTAATAAATGCTGGAGATGTACAGTCACTCATTGGAACAACTTCTACTGTTTCATCAAGTTCAACACAATCAGGTACAACAAATCCAAATAACGTAAACTCTACATCATCTGGTGTACAAATTACTGGAGCTACTGGTGTTGTTAGTGCTGCTAGTTTTATTAATACTACAACACAGTCATATGTAAATCAATTACAAGCTTTGAATACAGCAGAAACATCTACTGCTGTTGCTGATGGTTTAACAAATATTAATGGTTACATTACAAATACAGCAGTACAACCATATATTAGACCACAAGAAGTTGTTGTTAGAGCAGGAGGTTTATTAGTTAACACTCCAATTCATTGCTGGTTTGATGGTAAGAACATTGATAACTGGATTACAACACCAAATTACATCAACTTAACTGGTGTTAACGGAACTTTCCAACAAGATGATATCGTTGGATTCTTATACAATTCATCTACTTTCTATCCTGTTGCTAGGGTTATTTCAGTTCAACAAACTGGAACAACAGCCACGATAGGTGTTGCAACTCTACTTAATGTACCAAATTATGTTGCAACAACTGTATTACAGAATGCTTATTTTAATAGTGATGGAAGTTATGCTGGTACTTCTGCAAATGGTACTATAACATTTACGAATAGTTCACCAATAAAGATTCATACTTCTGGAACAGTTGCTCACGTAGGTGGTTCTTTCACATCATCAACACAACTAACAGCAACAAACATATTTAAATCACAACAAATTTCATCTTGGTGTAATTTCTTGAACTTGTATGGTGTATGGGGTGACCAAAATGATGGTTCATCTTATGCAACTAAATTCCCATTTACAGCTACAACAGCAGGTACATATACAGTTCAAGCTTCTATAGGTGATGGTGTTGCTGGTACTATTTCAGTTAATAATAATGCTTTAACATTTAGTCCTTCATTATCCAGTACTACAACTTCTACATCAACCGTTACTTTAACTGCAGGACAAAGTTGTAATGTTTCTTGGAGTTTAACGAATAGTAATACCAACTACCAAAATCCAGCAGTAGGTTTAACTATTGTTGACCCATCTGGTAATATTGTTTGGAACACACTAACTCCACCAAACTTAACTTGGACAGGCAGTACTTCTAATATTTTACCTGATGGCGGATACTTATACACCGGTGCATCATCTATTCAATTAGATAAAACTGCTTCATCTTCAGATGGTTTCTATAATGGTTGTACTATTTCCGTAAAATATACTTACACATACGCATACAACTACGGCGCAATCTATTATCCTCCACCAGCACCATTTAGTGGTGACGGCGATTCTGGTAGATACAATGCATGGTTATCTCAGATTAATCAATATAATTCTGATGTTGCTGCTGACCAATTGGCACAAAAACAATCAAAACTTATATTATCTTCTACAGGATGGAACACAGCAACGATTGCTTCTTATGTTGGTAGCACAAGAACCGCTACATTTACTTCAGGTCAAACTGTAGCTGTATCTATGGGTAATAGTAATCAATATGGTTCATTGAATTCAACCTATAATATTACAGGCACTCAGAACAGTTTTGCTGATGCAATACATGCTGGTTCAGGTATTCCTGCGTTGTCAACAGATTCTAATGGTAACTTTGTTGCTATATTCAATATTCCTGGTTCAGAATTCTTTACTGGCCAAAGAATATTCCGTGTTGATAACCGAGTTGGTGGTGCTTCTTCAACAGACCCAACAACAGCAACAACATATGCTGAGGCAACATTCTATGCCACAGGTTTACAGACTTTAGCACAAAATTCTAACTATTCACCTTCAGTAGATTCTTCAGTAAAAACATTTACTCAAACAGGTAAAGCAGGTTATAATATCGTAACTTCACAACCAAATATTGACCCAATAGCTCAATCATTTAGTATCGATAAACAAGCTTATCCTGATGGTATATTCTTGAGTTCATTAAGATTGTTCTTTGCACCATTTGCATCTACAACTCCTACAGTACCAGTTACCGTATCTATTGTTGGTACATTAAATGGTTATCCTAATGGTCAAAAATTAGCATACTCTACCAAAAAGTTAGATGCTAAACAAATAACCACATCATCTAAACCTTATTATACAGACGCAAGCACAGGCACAACATTTACTTTTGATGCTCCTGTTTATATTCAACCAGGTGTTTTATATGCCTTTACTGTTGAATCTAGTTCTGCTGATTATAATTTGTACTTAGCTGAACAGAATAAGAATATTAATCCAACTTCAACATCAACAACTTTCCAAAAAATAGGTCAAGCACCTAATGTTGGTTCTTTATTTGAATCACAAAATGGTGGTACTTGGGTGGCGGATCCAACTAAATCATTGATGTTTGTTTTAGATAAATGTGTATTTGATATTACGAAATCTGGAGTAAAAATTCCTTTTGTAACTCCATACAAATTACCTAATAGAAAATTATCAAAAAATGATATTATGCATAGTTATAAAAATAATATTATTGCTGATTCTATTAATAACGTACAATCATATTTCTCATTGAATACAAGAGTACATGCACTAAACGTAACAACTACTGATTTAATTCCTTCTGGAAATACAAGTATTAATTATGGTTACATTACAACTAAGGCAAGTGACCAAACAAAAACAGGAGAAGTAACAGTTAATCCTGGTAAGTATGGTGCACCGTTAGCTGACCACATTTATTTAAATGATGGAAATGGTGAAAGAGTATTGTTAAAGAATAGTAATAATTCTTTCCAATTAAATGCTACTTTATCTTCACTTAATGCTAACGTAAGTCCTATCATTTGTGATGATGGTGTATCGTTGTATAATGTTTTATATTATATTAATAATATGGGTGTTGATGGCCATATTATTCAAGTTACCAATCCAGGTGCATCTTATAATGCAAACACATTGTCTGTTAAGATTACTTCAGGATTAACAAACTCTAGTTCAACAAACGATTTAGGTTCATCTAATATACCAGTATTTGCTACACCTACTCTTAATAGTAGTAATGGTATTAGTAGAATTATTGTTACCTATCCTGGTTCTGGTTATTTGGTCAATCCAACAATTACTGTTGTAGATAACGCATCAAGAAATGCAATTGGAACACTCACATCAACAACTACAAGTAATGTGGTTACAGGTACAGGCACAGCATTTACTGCTAACTTAACAGTAGGTTCAGCTCTTACTACAAATACTAATGTTATTCTTGGTACAATACAATCTATTACAAGTGATACAAGTTTAGTATTAACAGCAAATGCAGCATCTGCTATAACAAATTACAACTTTTATAATTCTAATGTTGCAATTAGTGTTAGTGGTGAAACTTCGGCTCTTGGTGGTAACGGATATTCTAAGTACTTCACTAAGAAAGTTGTGATGGTACCTGGCAATGATGCTGGTGACTTACGTGTTTATTATACTGCTTACAAACCAAATGGTGCTGAGATTTATGTTTATTATAAGATACTAAACTCAGCAGATACTTCTGTATTTGAACAACAAAATTGGCAGTTGATGACTCAAGTTAAAGGTCAAAATGTATTCTCAACAAGTAGAACCAATTTAATTGAATATGAATGGGCTCCTGGTATTAATAATATAGCAAATAACTATATTTCATACACAAGTACTAATGGAAAAACATATAATAGTTTCATTCAATTTGCCATTAAGGTTGTTATGGCAACTAATGATAGAACCAATGTTCCATTCTTAAATGACATTCGTGCTATAGCATTACCTTCAGGTACAGGATTATAATATGTCATTTGTTAAAGTGATTGGAACTTCTATGATTAGAGATACAAACTCTATGGGTTTGATTAATACCAATGTGGCAGAAAAAAATGAATACTTTAATAAGGTTCGTATGATGAACGCCCAAAAGGAAGAAATAAATAAAGTAAAATCAGAGATATCTGAAATCAAAAATGACTTACAAGAATTAAAAGTTATGATGGCACAATTATTAAGCAAAGGTTCAAATGTCTAACGCATATTCATTTCTAAGTACCGGTAATACATTTGGTGATTGGGTTGTCACAACAAATGCTTTAGTTTATGAAAACAATGGATTTAATTCTAGCCCATATCATAAAGCGGCAGGTACACTATACTTAGATGAAACTGGTACTGCTATACAAGTTGCTGGTGCTGCAGCATTCCAAGGAGTAATAACTTCTACAGGTCCATCCAGTACATTCAATAATAATCTAACAGTTCAATACGGAAATTTAATTGCTAGTGGTGTAGGAACTGGTTTATATGTTGCTAATAATGCTAATGTTGTTGGAGTTGTAACTATTACCGGTCCAGGTGTAGCATTAACTGTTGCTAACACAGCAAATATTGGTGGTGTTTTAAATGTTACTGGTGCAACCAATCTTTCTAATACATTAAATGTAACCAACAATGTTATTTTCTCAAATAATTTAACTGTTAATTATAACATTAATTCTGGTAATTTAACAAGTACATATGATACTACTATAGGTAGAAATGTTTCTGTTACTGGAAATGGTACGATTGGTGGAAATGCTTTGATTAATGGTTACCTAAATGTTGTTGGTAACTCAAATACCAATGCACTTCAGGCTAATGTATCGGTTAATACTGCCACTTTAGGTGTTACCGGTAGTGCTTATGTAAATGTATTACAAGCTAACACCTCCGTCAATACAACAAACATAGGTGTTACCAACTCTGCTTACATGAATGTGGTTCAGGCCAATACATCTGTCAACACCGCAACTTTAGGTGTCACCGGTAGTGCTTATGTAAATGTATTACAATCTAATACATCCGTTAATA